ATTCCTTTAATTTCTCTTATTCTTTTAACACCATGCTTATCAGTTTCAACAATTGCTTCAACTTCTTTGCATTCCATTCTTACAGTATCAGTACCACCATCACGTTCAACTTTACGTTTTTGTTCTAAGCAATCAGCAAGATTAATTTTAGGTGAGTAGTTTTCTAACTTACCATTAAGAAACATTAGTAAAGCAAATACTATTTCACCCATTATTTACCTCTTAATGAATCTAGTTCTTTTTCTAGTTTATCTACTTTTTTTTCTAACTGAGCTATTAATACTTTAGTGTGTACGTTTTCTTCTAATTGTTTAGAGTGCTTGTCTATTGATTTAGCTTGATACTCAATTAACATATACATCTCCTGGTTCTTAGGAGTTTGTTCTGCTTTCTTTAATAGATCCTGCGCCATTAACTTCTCATTAGTCTCAAGTCTATTTAGTCTTTCAACTATTCCAAAGTAAGTCCAGACAGCAACAACGATAGCAGATACGATAGCTACTATATTTTTAATAGGTAAAGATACTTGTGTTTGATCGCTTAACTTTAGACTATCCATTTTCTTGATCTTTGCTTTGTACTGGTCTAGCAGCTAAAGACTTTGCAACACTCTCTGCTGATCTTCCTATGGTATAACCGCCAACACCAACAGTTAATAAATTTGTTACCTCTGAAGGCATATCAACACTTGCTTTAACTCCAAACAATACAGATATAATTGGACTAAATATATAATTCCAAACTAAAATTGTAATTAATACATACATAAGCAGGGGACGCCAAGATGATGTGAACCAGCCAGCTTTAGCTTCTGCCTCAATTATTCTTGATGCAGCTTGCATTTCTTGAGTATGCGATTGTAACATTTGAGTTTGTAAATCTGCTTTTAATTTTGCAGCCAAGTCTTTATCTGCCACTGCTTTATCTACAGTGTTAAAAAGTATTTTAGCTAAAGGCGCTATTGCATTTAACATAGGTAACATTATTCTATCTCCATTGTTGAATAAACAGTCTTACCATCTATTCGCATTGCTTTCAAATATTGTTTTCTATTTTGACTACCATTGTAAGAACAATGAACCCATCCAGAATTATCTTCAGCAGGGTTCCAGAACTCAAGTATTAATTGATCAAAGTCTAGGTTCTTATAAATCCAGTTAGCTAATTGAAGATTTGGAATACCATCTATTTCAAAGTCTGCTGCTTTACCTTCTGTATGTTGAGACTTAATAGTTGAACCAACAGCCAGGCATAGCTCAGGAGATCTATAACCAGAACTTACTTTAACAGAAGTCTGGAACGTATCTCTAACTGGCTGCAGGATATGATCGCATAACAACTGAAGATTTTTGATATGTTCAACTTTTGGAATATTAGATATCTTTTTATCTTCAGCTGTTTTGGAATAAGTTAATTCTTCTAATGTAAAATTTTCTGATAGTTTCATTTTATTGTTATCTTATTATCTTTACCAACGTAAAGTATTTTAACACTTAAATGTTTTTGTCTTTTATTTGGCGCTCTGTTTATACGATCTTTATTTTTATTACCATACTTTGTATCTGATAATCTAAAAGATTCTGTCTTAACATCATAGTTAGTATATTCTTTTGTTTTAATATTATAGGTTACGATATCAACTGGACCCACACCGCAGAGTGGAGTGAATATTAAAAGATCCGGATCTTTAGCAAAGTGTGAATGAGCTATGACTTCGCTCAAGACACCCTTGTTACTTGTCTTCATTATCTAAAATATTTAAGCAAGCCAACTATTGCGCCGATGATACCACCGACTATTATTATGAAAGCAATAACACCTTTACCTTTATTCATATCTGAGTGAAGTTGTTTAACATCACCACGTAACTCATCTATTGTTTTAATGAGCTGCGACATTCTCTCAGCGCATAGCTTCTCATGTGCCGATAGTCTAACAGATGTTGTAGATATCTTGTGCTTTGTTTTCATTTCGCCACCATATATAGTGGCATGAAAAAGTCAATCTATAGGTGTATATGGGATGCTATAAACACCCCATATAGCATTTATTTACTCTTCTTCGTCTTCATCATCTAGATCAAATTCATCCTCATCTAGATCGTCTTCATCATCAGATGCATATCCTTCTTCAGGATTGATTTTTAGCTCCAGATCATCTAAGAGATCTTTAATCTCATAGATTATATCCTCAGCAGATTTTTTCTTTTTTGCCATGCAAACTCCTATAGTTGGTTTGGCATGTGCGAGATAAAGTTAATTGAATAATAAGTAAATAAAATTATTTTTTATAACTTATTGTTTTATAACTATTATTTATTTATTTTTTATATAATTTTTCTACTGTATCTGCGTAGTTCTTCCAGAATGATTTTGCATCTTCAAAAGCATCTGCATAGAACTTAGTCCAGTAGTTTTTAATATCAGTATAGTTTAACATAATATTCTCCATTGGTTAATGAAGTCTATATAGGTTAAATTATTATATTTTCAATATGGCTTTGATAGATTCAATAGCTTTGCTAAGTTCATCTTTGTAAGCGTAACCTACAGATACTCCAGCTATTAAACCAATAATAAGTGTAATCATATTATTTCTTGTTTAGTTGTGTCATAAACATACCATGATACTCGGTAGAACCCAAGTGTGTTATTGGTGTAGATAGATCTGTCCAGATCTCAAATCCACACTCTTCAGCTAATCTACAGAAGTAATAGTCTTCAGATAAGAATCTATTTACACCATCTTTCTCTTTATAGATTCCAACAGGGAAAAAATCATAAGCATTATCTGATCCTTCTATTCCTGTTCTTAGATCTGGTTTATATTTAAGCTGAGGATTCTTATCCATGATAGTAGTAAAGACTTCTTTACGTATCATCATAAAACCTGTGGCACTTTCTTTTACCCTTGCGAATCCCTGTTTAAATTCTGTGTTAGGATATAGATTAACATTGAACTGCAAAAGATAATCACGCATGAGTTTCTCATCTATATCTGTATTCTTCTTGATACGATCTAGTAATTGCTGCCAGTAAAATCCTTTGACAGGATAGGTGCAGGTTACAACTTCTTTATTAAAGTCTATAACTCTTAACAAGTTCTGTAATGTGAATCCTATGTCAGCATCAATGAATAATAAATGCGTACCATTAAATTCTTTATTATCTAAGAACTTAGTTACAAACTTATTTCTAGCACGATTGATTAAAGATTCAGTGGGAAGTGTTTCTATTCTTAGATTGTGTCCCATATCATTTAAAGGTTTGATGCAATTAAATAATGAATGGAATGTTAAATTGCTGATGTTGCCACCATAGCAAGGTATCGCTACTAGGATATTCATTTGTTATTTAAATTGCTTACCAGTTACCCAAGTTACTAATGAATTTCTTTCACCTTTAGTTATTGGCATAACTTCGTGTAATACATAAGATGGGAATATAATTAATGTACCTTGTTCTTTACTCATAATAGTTCCTTCTTCTTCTCCATCATATAATTTAAGTTCTCCACCTTCGTAATCTTCAGGATTTGTAAGTTGGATAGATATAGATAATTTTCTAACTGGTGAATTTATTGCTCTATCAACGTGCTTTCCATATTTACCAGATGGTGCTTCATAGTTAGTAAATTGAAATCCTTCGTTTATTCCAAACAAATCAAATTTAAAAAACCTTTCATTAAGATTTAATGTGATGTCAGTAACTCTACGAAATACCCAATCAATACCATCAATTGCATATAACCAAGATACTTTAGAATCTCTAACATCAGATTCGCCTTTAGTCTTTCCTTTAATTAAACCTTTGTCTTTTGCTATGTTAATTATTGTTTGACATTCTTCTTTTGAAAATGCGTTATTCCAAAATGCGTAAAGATTAGTTTGATCTACTTCAAAATTCCAAGATGAATTTTCAAATTTAGGCTCATGAAGTTTTATTACTTCTGACATATATTTCCCTTTAGTTTTTTTTAAATTACTATACTTCTACTATATCCCAAGTCAATGTTGATTCATTCCAAGTATATATATTATCATCTTGTGGATAAGCAACTGGTGCATTCCAAAGACAAGTATCTTCGTTTAATATCCAAGAGTTAAAAGGTTTCTTAGGAATAAAAGCATCTCTATCTTCATCATAAGTATAACCTATACCTGCATGATTTTTTCTTAAAGGTGTTCCTCCATTATTATGAACTCCACCATGTGTGTTGTAAGATGTTTGTTTCCATACAGGATAACCTGTAAGTTTAGTTAAGAAATCAATACCAATAGATTCTTGTTCAATTCCATTTGAGTCATGAAGAACTTCATTTACTACTGAAAGTACTTCAATTACTTTATTATTTAATCCTATTTTTGCGAATGATGCCATTATGCTGTGTAACTCCCTGAACCATTAAATGTTAAAACTGTTTTTCCTGATACTCCTGTAGCAACAGTTGGAGAACCAGTAGTTGTTCCTGTATAATTTGCATCAGGCATACTTAATATAACAACTCCTTTTCCACCAGCACCAGAATTTGTACTTCCAAAAGCGTAATAAGAATTTCCACCACCACCTCCACCAGTATTAGCTGTTCCTGCTACTCCAGCACCAGAAGTAGTAGCTCCAGCACCACCTCCACCAGTTCCCCCAGCACCTGGATTACCACTATAAGCTGCACCGCCACCACCACCAGCTCTTGTTACTGAAGAACCTGTTATTGAAGAAGCTGTACCAGCACCACCATCTCCTCCATTTGGAGCAGTTCCATTTGAACCTACTGCACCAGCACCTCCACCTCCTCCACCTCCATAAAGTCCACCTTGTCCACCATTATTTCCTTGTGATGGAGATGTACTTGGTGTGTTTCCTGAAGAAACTGGAGTTGTATTATAACCAGAATTACCACCTCCTGAACCACCATTTTTACCAAATCCTGAACTAGGAGAGCCAGTAGCGTCAGAACCACCACCTCCTCCTCCAGTAGAAGTTATTGTTGTTAAACCTGAACCTGAAATTGAAGAATTTGAACCATCATTTCCTTTTGTTGATGTTGTACTTACTAAAGCACCACCATCTCCTACTGTTACTGTAATTACTGTTCCTACTGCTACTGATTGTGTTGAAGTTCTATAACCACCAGCACCTCCTCCACCACCATAATAATATCCACCACCACTAGCACCACCAGCTACTACTAAAAAATCTATAGAATAAGTAGGTGGACTATCTGTTAAAGAAGGTGCTGTTCCTTCATTAACTCCTGAATAAGCCAACCAACCCTGTGTTGAATCTATATAAACTAATCTTGTTGCTTCTCTATTTGTTGTAAGTTTAACATCATTATCAGAACCATTTATTTTTGCTGTTGATGTAATAATAAGATTATTGGTAGCAAAAGTTGCAGCATAATCTACGATTATAACTTCATCTCCAGCACTTGGAGTTGCAGGTAATGTTACTGTAAATTCTGCTGATGTTGTGTTACAGAAATATCCTTTATTAGCAGTAGCAGTAAATCCTGTTGTTTTAACAGTTGTATCCCAATCAGCAGTTCCATCTGCAGAAATTGTACTAAAAGATAATACTCCAGAACCATCAGTTGTTAATGCCTGTCCAGCAGAACCATCAGCATTAGGGAATTTAATTCCATCTAAATTTAATTTACCAGTACCTTTTGGAGTAAGTTTAAGATCAATATTTGTATCATCTCCAGTAGCTGCTATTTCTGGTGCAGTACCTGTAGCAGAATTTGTTACAGTTATTTCATTAACCGCACTAGCTGTTTCTGCAAATTTAACTAATTCTAATGTACCATCACCGATAGATTGTCCATTGACATCTAACATACCACCAAGTTGTGGAGTTGTGTCTTGTACTAAATCTGTAATACCACCTGAAGTAATTGATACCCAAGCAGAACCTGTGTAATATTTTAAAACAGTACCTACTGAATTGTAATATAAATCTCCTGCTGTTAAAGCATCACCATCATTATCTAAAGTTGGATCTGCAGTTTTAGAACCTAAATAAACATCATCAAAGTTATCAGCCGCAGCTAGAGCTGCATCTCTTGCACTGTTTGCCGCATTAGCTGCATTACTAGCAGTGTTAGCAAAGTTACTAGAATTATTAGCAAAGTTTGATGAGTTAGCTGCATGATTGCTAGATGTATTAGCGAAGTTGCTAGAGTTAGCAGAATGATTAGATGAATTACTTGCATGATTGCTAGAAGCATTGGCAAAGTTTGAACTGTTTGCCGCATGGTTTGAACTGCTATTTGCAAAGTTAGATGAATTGGCAGAATGATTACTAGAAGCATTTGCACTATTAGAACTATTGTTAGCAAAGTTGCTAGAATTTGATGCGTGGTTTGCTGATGTGTTAGCACTATTACTAGAATTGTTTGCAAAATTACTTGAGTTACTAGAATGATTTGATGCTGAGTTTGCACTGTTGCTAGAATTATTTGCAAAGTTAGAAGCATTGCTAGCAGAATTTGCAGAAGCATTAGCATTAGCACTTACATCAGCTAAATATGTTGATGCAGTATTAGCAGAATTTGAAGCATTGTTTGCAAAATTAGAACTATTTGCAGAATGATTAGCAGATGTATTAGCTGAGTTAGATGAGTTGTTAGCAAAATTAGATGAGTTAGACGCATGGTTAGAAGCTGCATTTGCACTGTTCGTTGCAGATTGTGCATCAACAATTAAATCCCATTTAGCTACATCAGCATTAGAACTGATAGGAGTAGAACCTGTAGATGTGTGAGTTGTGTTACAAAGATATACGTTATTGTTAGATGAATCTTTTAC